GTCAGATGCGTTACGTAGCATAAACATCACTAACCCTACCAAAAAGGATGTCACCAAATTCCACAGAATCATCGGGTCCATTTAGCACTTCCATGCTCTCAGTGACTTATTGATACGACTGTTTGGGTCATTAGCAGTCTTAGCACTTGTGAGTTTTTTCTTCATGCCTTTCATTCGAGCGCAGAACGAATCTCTACGTGAGCCACCTTCTGGCTGCGGAGGTTTGAGTCCGGGTTTCCCCGGATTAGCTGCGTTGTACGAAGCTCGCCCTTTGGCGTTCAAACCACCTTTTGGGTTCTTGCCTTCCTTGCGCTGCCATGCAGGTGACTTAGCCATAGAACACCGTCGCAGTAACGCTGCTTACTAACCCAACATAAATGCCATTTCTGGCAAGGATGCCTTCACCCGGAACCAAAATACTATAAGCCGTTGGGTTGTAAGCGTCAGCTTCCATCAAAATGTCTGCATACATCGTAACCGCAGGAGACCCAGTAATTGAACCAGACGCTGAATCTGTAACTGTAAACACATTGGAGTCTGTTACCGTCACTGCATAAATATTTGTTGTTGCAGTACCGCCCGTACCAGCGGCGAACGTCAGCCAAACACGATCCCCGGTAGTTAAACCGTGCGCGGTAATTGTGCAAGTTACAGTATTAGTTGAGCGACCATACGTTCCAGCTTGTGTAGTATTATTTGCAAACACTACATTTCTGGTAGCTGCCGACGTATTTGCAGAAACTATCGCACCCTTTAATCGAGCACGATAGTTTACAATAACACCAGAACTAGTCGCATGGGCCGATAAGACATCGGTTTGCATCCCCATGATGCGCTCCTAATTAGACGTTTTGCTGACCGAGGTATGGATCAGTGACGTAGTAAAAAATTTCGCCAGTGATGTTGCCGCCCGTGGGAGCGTCACCTGTCGTACCACCGCCAGTGATTTTGACCATCTGGGTAGCAGACATAATGGTGTTCAGATCATCCCCTGCGGTAGCAGAAGCAAAATCAATAACCAGCTTGCCCGTGGTAGCAACAGCAGCGGCAACAAGCCCGTTATCGTCAGAGGCTGACGTATCAGAGTAGCCAATCCAACCCATATCAAACGTGGGGGTCGTGCCACCTGTTGCAGCGCACAGTGCGTTAATTTGAGTAACGACAGCACCAGCCGGAAGAATAACCGGGGCAGTGTTAGTAGAAGAAACTTGAACGGCTACGCTGTTTGCAGACGCGCCAGAGATATAAAACTCGGCAACCATGAGGGGGGTGCCACAGTAAGCGGTGCGAGTTTGATCGCCGCCGCCAGATCGCCAAATCGATTGGGTCGTTGAGACTGCCATGATAATTCCTTATGCACAAGTCGCTCGCTAATCGGTGCATCGTCTGCTGGGACAGTTTAGCAAGCTGGTTTCCCAGATACCTACAGTATAAATAAAAAAGGGGGTTTTGCAACCCCCCTTTCCGCAGCCTGATTAGGCTCCCTGAGATCCGTAGATTCCGAGAGGATCAGACACGCCAAAACTATAACGCTCACGAGCTTTGTAGCGAACGTTGCCCGTATCAAAGTCGCCGTCCATTGAATTCTGGAGAGGCGTACGAACAAAGTGCTTCAAGCCGTTAGGAACGTCGGTCGTCAGGAACCAAGCGTTAGGATCGGTCAACCAGTGGTTGATCGTGTAACCCTCGGAAATTGAACCGTTGTTCTTCAGCGCGTTGATGTCGTTGTCATTCGTGCCGACGCGGAGTTCAGTCTCTAGCAAACGAGTTGCAACGAACTGAAGTGCAGAAGGAACGATTAACTTGCGGGGGCGAGCAGCAATCAAAAGCCCACGTTCATCAGTCCACGCAGCGATCTGAATCACTGCATTTTCCAACGAAGTTTCGTTAAGATCCACGCCCGTAATGGTCGTGTTGCTGTTGGTGCCACCAGAAACCAACGGGTGAGCTGTGGAGAACAGAGGCTGACCATCACCGTAAGTTACGGTAGAAGCCCAACCGTTGTTCAGGATTGCAGCAGCTTTAACCTGTTTGGTATAAGCCATAGCACGAGCAAGTGCCTTGGTGTAGCGAGCAGACAAGCTGTCGTACAGGTTATCTTCAACCGCTTCTTCAGTGATTGAAAATCCAAGAGCAATGGTTTCGTGCGTATAACGTGCAGTCCATGCTTCCTGTGCGTTGTCATAAGCAATCGCACTACCTTCGTTTTTAACTGGGGCAGCACTAAAGCCAGACAACTTGGTTTCTTCTTCAAAAGAACGCTCAGAGGATTCAGTTTCGTAAATCTCTTTGTGTTCTTCGCCATAGCGAGCATACTCAAGACCGAACAGGGCGTTCAGGCCGGGGAGAAGCTCTTTCAGTAGTTGTGCGCGTGAAATAGCCATTTATGTTCCCCTTACAGGCCGGTCGGGTTGTAATAAGCATGACCACCCAAGAAGGTAGAACCTGTGATGTTCGGCATATTGAACTTCACGATTGCTTCTGGGTAATAAGTCGTGCCACTATAAACAAACGCCGTATCTGGTACTAGATCCACAATACGAATCGGCAAAGAAGCCGTTACATCAGCGGAACTTAACAGGATGCCCTGCTGCGAATCGCCAGTTGTAGTATTGAGGGTGTTAGTAACAACAGCAACGTTATTGTTGACGTTTGTGTACGTCAAACCTGTAGTTGTCGAGACAGTTGTAGCAGAAGGATCGATAGCTGCAACTTGGAACAACTGATCAGGATCTTCGCAGACATAAGCATAGATAAAGGTGTTTGCCTTTACCGAAGTGCCGCTAATCCACGATTGCGACCAAGTGGGTTGGCCGGTCACAGACGAAACAAACTGACAGCCTAAAAACACACCGGCATAGCCAGTAGCAGGGGCTGTAGTTGTGTCACCGGATGCAATTACAATAATGGTGCCATCCGAAGCAAATTTCACCAGATCGCCAAACCCAATGCTTGCGGCACCGGATGCGATTCGACGCTGACGAGTTGCCCCGGCAAACACCTGACCACCGATCAGATTGATCGGTTTGAAGCCGTAAGGCTTGCTAACAGTCGGGTAAGCCATGCTTTACTCCTTGATTGTTAAGATCCGCGTCCGAATGTCGTCTTAGATGAACGCTCTTTAAATAGCGGCATCCTCGGGTCATTCTCGCGCATGAATGAATTATCAACTGACTGCATTTGACCGTCGGCTTGCTTTTGATAAAAAGTATTTCGCTGGTCTACAAATTCAGTTGGGGTTTTGCAGAGCATCAACCCACCGACGACAATGTTGTCTTTAAACCGTTGATTATCACTATCAAGGTAAAGCTGCATTTCGGGGTGATCTGAAGCACGCACGGGTTCCCAACCCTCTCGGAGTTTTGCGGACACATTGACCGGATCATTCTGACCTAATGTACTAACGCGAACCCAACGAAATTTAAACCCCGCCTGCGGTGCAGGTTCAGGAAGCAATTGGGCAGGACGCCAGCTTTCGGGGCGGACGTACTTATCACGAGTTTCCAAATTACGATCAGTTCTATCTGTATTAGCCATTTTGTGACCTCATTTCCTTAACAACGTATTGAGCATATAAATCCAGTGGTACACCTAATCTTTTAGCCATTTGCACCTGACGGGGTTCTAGCATAACTTTCTTAGGAGCGGTGGATCTCGTAGCGGGAGCAACTACACTGCTGGGTTTTGCACGAGGTTTTGGAGTTACCTCCACTTCCTCGGAATCCTCAAATTTCTCAGGGAACCTCTTACGCATGTTTTTGTCTAACGCTTCGTAATACTCATCACTTGTCGGGTCTACTCCTTGTTTGACCATTTTTTCGTGCATCCCCAAAGCGAGGCTGGTCATTTCCTCGTCCTCACCGAACCAATCATTTCGCTTTTGCCAAGCTAATGCTTTTGGATCAGCTTTGGGTTTTGGAGAGAATATAGGTTCACTTTGTACAGGAGTTTCTTTTTCTTGTAAAGCAGGTTTGAAATTATTAACTCTGTCCAACTGTAACTTTGCCGCTACAAGTGCTTCTTGCGCTGCTACAAGTTCGTCTGAATCTGCATTCTCATAGGCCGTTTTGTACCGCTTTTTGGCTATTTCAAGGTCAGATTCGGCCTTGGATTTAACCGACCCAACAAGAAGATTTGTATTTTCACCAAGACTATTTTTGAGTTTTTTGTTTTCCTCAGCAATTTGTCTGGCAAAAAGAATAGCGTCTTCCCGCTCTCGCTCTGCGGCTTCAGCTCGCCTACGTTCTTCGTGATAACCTTTACTAAACCGTTTTAACCTCTTACGGACGCTTTCTTCATATTTCTCAAGTTCTTCGTCCGTGGGTTCAGCCATAT